TTTTTTTTTTTTTTTTTTTAACATCAAATTCCAAATCAAACCAAATTGATAATTAGACCAAATTAATAATTAATCAAATCCAATTGAATATGATGCCCACATTTCATATTACAAAATTATTTCCTCATATTTGCGAATAGAGGCAACCTATCAGTATTAAAATATCTAGGTGCAGTAGACACAGAAGAAATAGTAGAAGTAGAACTTGAACCGGGTGGTGTTACCCATGTTGTTTGTAAAGCATTGGGGTGGTATGGGCCCAAGGACGAGCGAGAGGAATTTTGAGAAGAAACCCAATCAGCAACCCTTGAAGATACAGATGACCCATAATTTGGATTAGACAAACCAATTTCAGCTGGAGCCTTCTGCTGTTGCTTGCCCTTGTATAGAGTTGGGATTGTCATGAATCCGCCAGACCTCAGTGTGGTGGCAGTGGACCGCGGTGCTGATATCCTAGTGCCATTCCAGTCTACAACACGCGTAGCAGGTGCGCCAACCACCATGCGAGCCGCATCCGAAGATGAGAGGCCAGCATTGGTGAGCATGTTATAGCGTGTACTGAGGCTATTTTGTAAAAGGGCAGTAGAAGCACCAACCTGCAATCCTAACATTTCCTTATCGTGTTTGAAAGTGTTACTCTGCAACGTCAAATCCTGCTGGAAGCGCTGGTGTTGAAGCGCAGCCTCAGTGCCAGCCTGAATGCCCGCACCTACAGCACTGCCAGCAGCTGTCGCAGCTATTGCTCCAATTATTGCTTGGGCCATTATGATCTCCTGATTCCGAGCCTACGAACCGGTCCGGTCGTTCCCACAGGCTTTAGTTGGTAAAAACGGGAAACCCAAGAGATAAAGGTAAAGACCCCATTGATGGGTAGTGTTTGGGGGCCACTGCCACTAGAATTTGGTACACAGGTCATGAATCCTTCAGGGTATAATTTAAACTCACCTAGATTACGGTGTGTGTCAGGGTCAACATAATGAAGAAGGGCAGCCTCCCCACGGGTTGGAGCTTGCTCATTAACAAAATGGGTCACAAACTCTTGTGGTATGGTGCAAGGGACACTTAGGCCATCTGAACCATTGGCTATGGGAAAATCGGACATGAAGAAAACAATTGCCTCACCAAAACCAGGGGGATATATTGGTGGAGCCAGCTGGGCAGCCTCGGTTAAAGTAGAACCATACCGAGGGATGGCCCATGGGTTTACCTTTGGGGCACCACCACTTGGGGGGGAAAGCCACTCAAGTGAACAAATCAGGCTAATATTTGCATCATAATTAGCATTGGTGTAATGGATAGTACCTAAATGGGGGGCAAAAGTGGAATCCTGGGCCACATCAATTCTATGTATAATGCTACCATCTGTAAAAGCATTGGCAGGAGATGCATTAATGTGCCAATCACACTCACCTAAATCGGGGAAGCCAATTGGGGCAGGGCTCTCAAGTGCGTGGTAGGGGGTGCCATCAATCTCAGTTAAATTAAGCCCTTGACCACCAGTTGCGTGATAAACCGTCCCTCGAATCTTACAGAGCTGACTAGCTGAAGTGGGGGTGGTGCCTTGGAGCTGTCCATCCAATGTGACCCTACCATTTTGGAACTGTACCATCTGTCCATGATCTTGAGAGACCATCATGGACCTTATTAAGGAGGGGACTCTAGAATTTGAGAGAACATTGAGAGGAAGATTGGGCACACTAAATGGTTTAGTTTTCTGTTCAACATTAGGGGGCACAAGGAACAAGAAGTTAAAGTCAGGACTGGGACAGGTGAGGACCCGACCAGCTATAACAAATGGATCTGTACCAGAGGAACTGCCACTAGCACGAAGAGGGGTGTAAAGCATGCAAATCAGCCTCATAGTTGGGGTAGAATCATTATTATGGAAAAGCACATTCCTGACGTCCTCTAATGGGACTTCAATTGGTTCAAGCACCCGCACATCTGCAATAACGTGTGGGAACATAGTAGCTTGGGCTATTGAGACATTCTGGGCTGCAAAACCTGGGGGGACACAACTGATTATTATTTTGCCCGCTGTAAAGGCGTTACCAGCGAGCAACACCCTAACTTTCATATTGCCAACCCAACCATTATACATTTGGGCTAGGTGTGATAGGAATGGATTTAAATGGGGGCCTAATTGTAAATCAAACAATATGTCTCCGGGGGTATTGTTAGGGGAAATTGTGAACTCTCCTTGAGGAGCTTGAACATAATTACTCATAATCCAGGGGTCAATCATATTAACTTGACCTGCGGTTGCTGCTGCCGTAGCAGCACCAGCCACAGGTTCCATTGATATAGGTTCAGCTGTACTGGCCTCTGGAACCAGCTGACCGGCACCACTGGTGCCATCCATGTTTGTTGGGGCGTCCTTAGACGCCATCATCATTTACATAATCGGGCAGGAGATCGCGGTCCCCTGTCCACAAACTTAGGTCATGGAATCGCATCCAGCGGAACATGGCCTGCCAGCCAGGAATATAGATTTCAAGCCCCCCCTCTTTGACTTCTTGAATGACTCTGCCAGCTATCTTCCTGTAGAACTTTTCACCATGGAGTGCTGCTTCACCCAACAGGGATATTAACTGGATCTTCCTCTGTGAATGTGGGACCAGAGTCTCAAATGGGTCTTCGTGGTTCGGTCCGCGAGTCCACCAAAGCTGTCTTTCAATGGAGTTACGGTCGAGCCGTCCCTGGTATCCAATGGCATCCTTAGAGATGGTGCGCCGGAGGAAAACCAGACCATCGACCTGTTGTTTGACAACAATTGGGCCATCAGTTTTGTCAGGTCTTGTGGGCTTCAAACCATATTCCTTCAGTACTTGTGTCAATCTTATTGGGTCAAATTCTATATCTGTTGAGACTATTTCATCATCACCATAAAATGAGAAGTAGGACTGAGATTGTATCACATCTGGAGACAAGCCAGTGACTTCTGACAATGCACATAGGGTTAGGATCCAGTGGTTAATGCTGTTCACCTGTGAAGTGCATGGAAAGCCAGATGGTAGCCCATCCTTGACGCTGATCACATAGTCGCCAACGTCCATTTCAGATGGGGAGAGTAGGTCTTGTGCCACCACTGCGGCCAAGGAGGGGTTGGCTGTGAGCTTGCACATAATATTGAAGGATTCCATCATGATCTCCCTGTTTTGTGTTGAATCCCAAGCTGTGTAGTCAGCATCATAATGGAACTTAAATTTGGAATGCTCTGCGTAAATCAAAGGACCATCCTCTATGGCATTCATACCCACCTTGATAGGCAACTTGATCACATGGGGCTTTATGGCCTCACAGAACGGCCCAAATGCTCTAGCAGCGCGAATAACGGTGCCAAGGTCCGCGCCCCAAAGCAGTCTCTTTTTGATTTTTGTGTACACCTTGTCTGGTTTGACTAGCTCATCCTTTAGGGCTGCTGTGTACACAGGTTTCATGGACTTACCAAGTTCATACATGCTATTAGCATGCGCCGCCTGGTCGCCTAGTTCCCTCACAAATGAATTTCCATTCCAATCATCATTTTTCTTTTTATGATGGGGGTGTCCAGAACTGGTTGTTTTGTCCAGGGACATGCAAGCATCACTGTAGCTCCATGCCACCGGTGTGTCCATGACCTGCTCAATTGCATTGGTGACCGTTTCAACTGCAGCTTCCAACAAGCCCGCTTCGGGCAATCTGCCACGGGGCTCGGCAAATGGTTTCAACTGGTCCCTTAACACTTGTTGCAAGGATGGGCCCCCTTCAACTCTGGGGTCTCTACCACCAAGGTAAGCTGGTTCATATGTGCCAGGGGGCAAAGGCTGGGGGGTTGACTTCCAAAATTTAGTCTTGGTTGATAGCGAGGGGCCACTCCCATACCTTAGTATCGGGTGCCCTGCATAATGGCCCTTATTTTGACCGCCGCCTTCTAGTGTGGCTTCACCATCACCACCCTGTATGGCACACACTACAGTGTTGCCTGATTTTGTAGCGGCTGCATGTACTCCACAGACTACCCAGTCGTTTCCCCTCTTGTGAACATAGGGTGCCCCACAATCACCAGGTATGGTTCCAAGGTCCATGCCTTTGGCATTAGCGCCGGTGAGTAACATTCCTGACTGTCCATGCATAAGCTTACCTTGGATCTTCATAGATGCCACTGCCCCCATCCGGACGGCGAGCGGCAGCAGCTCACCAGAGTCCCTCTTGATCATTATGGTGCATACTGTTCCCTCTGGGCAACCTTCTTCTAAGACCATACCGGTGAGGTCAGGTCTCATCTTTTTGGAGAAACGGAACTGAGTGAACTCACCAACCCTGTGGATGGCCACATTGCTGAGGTCTTCACCGAAGACTTCTTTGGCCCCAGGTGGTATGACATGGGTTGTGGTTATGAACACTGTTGAGCTCACCCAAAAACCCCAGCCACTTCCAAACTTCACCACCCTACTCCAAATTGAGGGAGGGGCTTCGAAGCTAATGTGTTCATCATAGTTGACAGTTCTGGTGTCTTCTGACCAATCATTCTTAGGAGGGGTCCAATCTATGGGCTTGCGCTTGCGGATCTCAGAACCGCTGACAAGACCTAACTGGCGCCGTTCCTCTTGGCGTTGTTTTCTCATGCCGGATTTTGATTTATAGAAAACCCGATGGCGAATCTCTGCCTCAGTCTCACCAATTCCACCATCCCCACCAGCCTGCACTTCAGCAAGTTCTTCCTCATAGCGTTGACGATCCTCAAGGTACTCCTGGATACTATAATTGCCACTCTTTTCTTCTCTGATCTTTTTGTATTCTTCATACTCTTCATCACTGAGGCCACGTCTTGAGAAAGCATTAAAATTGGACTTACGTCCACGGCCCTTTTTGGTTTTGCCCTTGTTTTTACCTTCTTTATTGGCAGTGGGTAACTCAACTGTTTGCTCGCCTTCTTCTTCTTGTTCACTCTCACAAAGGCCATAGCGTTCAATGATTCCATCATGTCCAATAGGGCCATGGCCAGCTGCCTCTGCGCGGTGCACTCTGCAGTTGTGCTCTTTGTGCTTGCCTTCTAACATAGGTTGTTCAGTGCGCGTGCCAAACATGCGCTTCACGGCCCTGCTCACCACCAGGGCAGAGCCAGCAACTTGAAGTATTGACAGCACTGCACTCTGCAGGCAGGAAGCGTAGGCAAGGGCTCTAGCGGCCCGCAGCCTAGAGAGTGCAAGAGTGGCTGTGCTAATGGCTTGGTATTGAGGTGAGGTTGGGGTTTGTTTTTCCTTGATTGTGACAGTACTGCCATCACTTTTAACTGAGTACACTCTGGTGTTCCAGATTACATCACACTCTCCTATTTTGTAGCCTACCAATGCGTTGCGCAGGCCCTCCATAGATTTGACACTTCTGAGTCTTTTACCCAATGTTGCCATGCTCAGGAGCCCCAAGCCATTAGCACGGGCCAGGCTTGTAAAGGCGGACACCCTGTCTTCATCAAAGTTATAAACAGCCCCTTGGAGTTGGAACTCATCTTGCCGTTCCATAGCTAATGCAGTTGCCTGGATGAGCAGCCTATTGAGGGTCGTGGGTTTCATGGTGCCCTTCCCAAATGGTGTGTTGCCCTGACTATCAAAGCCACCTTGCGGGGCTAATTCCATTTTCAGGTGTGAATAGTCCCTTTTGTATAGGTCCTTGATGGCATTGGCATCACCAGGATGGGTTCTTCTCATTTGCTCAATTTCGGGGGCAGAGCAATAGACCAAGAAGTCCACTCGCCTGCACACGGGSCCCAGTGGACTTTGTCCACCTGGGCCCCGGCCAGGGGCGTTAGTGGTTATAATTATTGCATCAGAGGAAAATTGCATACCTTTGTTCTCTATCCTGTCACAATTAAGTGATAGGGGTGCAGTGTCAGCTATAGCTTGTAACTTATTACAGTCCTCTGTTATTTTTGACATGCCATAGTCATCCCATAGTAAGACATCCTCGCCATGGTACCCGTCCCAGTGATCTATGGATTCCCGGGGCACAAGCCCAACCTTGCCTCCCGGTCTGATCTCGTTTGCCAATCGGCCGGCCAGGTGTTCGGCGGCCTTGGTTTTTCCGATGCCGGGAGGGCCACACATCATTATGACCACTGGGCGTGGGCGAGAAGTCATCTCAGCCTGGGCCTTAGCCAAGGCTGACCTTGCCATAGATATCCGTGATATCAGGTTATTGACTGAGGTCACTATGTGTGGGTCGGCACTACGGACCGAAAGTTTCCTTGCTTTTTCCTCCTCGTTGTCCAGCACATTCATATAAGTTCTGGCCAACTTCTTATCTTTAACCAATTGTGTCACATTGGTGCTGGACAACACCTCCATATCTATCACTGCATCCTCTATACCCCGCAAGGTCTTCTCCGTTTGGTCCCCACCAAAGAAATATTTCTTAATGATTGAGAATATTTCCAGTCCGTACTGCCCGAGCTGCGTTGCCGATCGTAGCCCATCGACGGCGCTCTTCATCACTTTTGTCACTTTATCTCTTGTAAAGCCAATAGCCAGGCCTATGCCACCTAGAATGAGAGGGACCAGGTCCCTGGCTAGGTCTTCTGGGCCCTGCAGGTGAAGTTCAGGTAGTAGTGAGGCAATGAAACTTGAGATATCTGGTGGAGTCCAGAACACATCAAACAACTCCGCTAGGAGCACGATCAATTCTACAACTCCCATGAAAGTCCAATCACAATTTGACAAAAGATTGAGAACATTTAATGGTTTGATCTTTGACAGAATGTTCTTGAAGGGTTGTGACACAAGGCCATTAATAGCTGATAGTACAGCATCTCTTACTATCTCAAGCTTCGAATCTTGGTGAAAATCTGGGGTATCCAGTGACCAATCTTGTGTGGGGTGGTTGAATTTTCCGGTGCTGACCAACCTCCTCTCAAGCCATGTGTCATCAAGTGCCATTACCCTGCAGCAAAACTCATAACAATTGTTTGTGATGGAAGCGTAGGGCCATGGTTCATTCTCCAGTTCTTTAAGCTGATCGTAAGTGAGGCGCTGTTGATTGGTTGGGACGTAGCACACGCGCCACCAGGCTACTAGAGGATGGATGGTTATTCTTGGTATGGAGAAAGCCGCTTGCGGTGAGTGAACCCCAATGGTCTTACCTTGTCCAATGTAGATGGCATAATGGAATATATGGCCTTCATAAAACTCTATCATGTCCCCTATGAGGGGCTCCCTAGCGGGGCCATTGTTCCGGGCATCCAGTGGTGGGAGGGGGCACATGTTCCAAAATGGGCCACGAACGGTGGTCAGATCATTGACACCAATATCCACCCCACCACTAGCAGACCATGTTACAGGTTGTTGTTCACTAGGGCTGTCAACCGGGTCGGCCCTCTCAAATGTGCTAGGCAAGGTTGATGGGGTGATCCCTCCAGCGTCGAAGAGCTTTTCATTATTGCGCATTATCTCCTCCTTCTCTTCCCGCGTGAGGTCGCACCATGCCTTAGCCGTGCTTTCCTGTTGTTCTGGTTCAACACCCCACCCCATCACTTTCTTCACCTCAGAAGCGGTCCGAGGAGGGCGGTCTCTCTGGCCCTTGGGGGGGCTCTCTTGCCGGGATGGGGAAGGTGTTTGTGACCGGCGTAGCAGATCAAGTGCCATATTAGCATCTTTTATCTTTGTGGTTGTTTCACCACGTTGTGGGCCTATACGCCCACGGATTCTCGCCATAAGGCGGGATCCAATGTTATCATTGTTGGTGTTAGCATTGTTATTGCTGACACCAACAATGATAA